TTATCCCAATGGAGTGGAACTACGAAGGATTTATTGATGAGCATGGAAGCCCAGTCTTCAATACTCCGGATCATGACGTCTTTGACCCCCATGGAGAGTTAATAGATATAGGAGTTATAGACAGTTGGCAAAATGAAGCTGACGGTTTAAGAAACGATCAAGATGCTTTAAACGAATTTTATAGACAATTTCCAAGAACTACAGAGCATGCATTTAGAGATGAAACAAAAGGAAGTATATTTAATTTAGTTAAAATATATGAGCAAATAGATTACAATGAGGAAATGTCTAGAACCTTAGGAGTTACAAGAGGTAATTTTCAGTGGGTAAATGGTATTAAAGACTCTAAAGTTATATTTTATCCAGATAAAAAAGGTAGATTTAAAATAAGTTGGGTTCCACCAGTAAATATACAAAATAAAATTATAATAAAAAATGGTATAAAATATCCTGGCAATGAACATATGGGCGCTTTTGGTTGTGACTCTTATGATATATCAGGAACTGTAGATGGTGTAGGGTCAAAAGGAGCTTTGCACGGTTTAACTAAGTTTAGTATGGAAGATGCTCCGGCTAATCAATTTTTTTTAGAGTATTTAGCCAGACCACAGACTGCAGAGATGTTCTTTGAAGATGTTTTAATGGCGCTAGTGTTTTACGGAATGCCTATACTTGCAGAGAACAATAAGCCTCGTTTATTGTATTATTTAAGAAGGAGAGGGTATAGAGGTTTTAGTATGAATAGACCAGATAAAATATGGAACAAGTTATCTACCGCAGAAAAAGAAATAGGTGGTATACCCAATTCGAGTGAAGATATTAAACAAGCACATGCCGCTGCAATTGAAATGTATATACAGGATCATGTAGGTATGAAGCAAGATGGTACTTTTGGTAGTTGTTATTTTAACGAATTATTAAATGATTGGGCTAGATTTGATATAACAAAAAGAACAAAACATGATGCTTCTATTAGCTCTGGATTAGCAGTAATGGCTAACAATAGACATTTATATAGACCAAACGCACCAACTCAAAAACCAAAACTAAACATAAGCATTGCCAAATATTCAAACAAAGGTAGTGCATCTAAATTAATTAAAAAATAAATATGGCAGAGTCTGTTATAAAAAGTTATTTTCCAAGTCAAACAGTTAGTGATAGTGAAAAAAGTTCTAGTGAATATGGACTGAAAGTAGCAAAAGCTATTCAACACGAGTGGTTTAACGTGGATAGAGGTTCTAACAAATATAGAACTAACACTACAAATTTTCACAACCTTAGATTATATGCTAGGGGAGAGCAATCAATACAAAAATATAAGGATGAGTTATCTATAAACGGTGATTTGTCCTATCTTAATTTAGATTGGAAGCCAGTTCCAATTATTTCTAAATTTGTAGATATAGTAGTGAACGGTATAGCTGAAAGAACATTTGATATAAAAGCGTATTCTCAAGATCCTTATGGCGTTTACAAAAGAACTAAATATATGGATGGTGTGTTAGAAGATATGAACGCTAAAGTTTATAAGACTGGTGTTTTACAACAAACAGGCATTGACTTGTTTAAAAGTGAAATGGACGAGCTCCCGGAAACACAAGAAGAGCTTGATTTACACATGCAGCTAACTTATAAGCAATCTGTGGAGATTGCAGAAGAACAAGCTATAAACACAATGCTGGATGGGAATAGGTATGAGTTGACAAAGAAAAGGTTTTTTCGTGATCTAACTGTATTAGGTGTTGGAGCTGTTAAAACATCTTTTAACACTTCGGAAGGTATTACTGTTAAATACGTAGATCCTACTGATCTAGTTTACTCTTACACTGACTCGCCTTATTTTGATGATATATACTACGTTGGAGAAGTAAAGACTATACCTGTAAATGAATTAATAAAGCAATTTCCTGATTTAACAACAAGTGAATTAGAAGATATTTTAAAAAATAAAAACTACCAACAAAAAAACTATCACAAGCAAGGTAGTAATTTACAAGAAGATGATAATAACTCAGTTCAAATTTTATATTTTGACTATAAAACGTATAATAACGAGGTTTATAAAGTAAAACAAACTGGTAGTGGTGCTAATAAAGCAATTGAAAAAGATGATTATTTCAATCCCCCAGCAGACGCTGTTGATTTTGAAAAGTTACAAAGAAGGGTAGAAGTTCTGTACGAAGGAGCACTAGTGTTGGGAACTGAAAAATTACTTAAATGGAAGTTAGCTGAAAACATGATTAGACCTAAAAGTGATTTTTGCAAAGTTAAAATGAATTATGCTATTGTTGCCCCTAGAATTTACAAAGGTAGGATAGAGTCGTTGGTAGGTAGAATAACCGGTTTTGCAGATATGATACAGCTTACGCATTTAAAGTTACAACAAGTTTTATCAAGAATGGTTCCAGATGGTATTTATTTAGATGCTGATGGACTTGCTGAAATAGATTTAGGTAATGGTACCAACTACAACCCGCAAGAAGCTTTAAACATGTTCTTTCAAACAGGTTCGATAATTGGTAGATCTTTTACTTCAGACGGTGATATGAATCCGGGTAAAGTACCTATTCAAGAAATACAATCTGGAAATGGTGGTGCTAAAATGCAAAGTTTAATACAAACTTACAATTATTATCTACAAATGATAAGAGATGTGACAGGATTAAACGAGGCTAGAGACGCTGCAACGCCTGATAAAAATGCTTTAGTGGGTGTTCAAAAACTAGCTGCTGCAAATAGTAACACGGCCACAAGACATATATTACAATCTGGTTTATTCTTAACAACTGAAGTTGCAGAAAATATATCTCTAAGAATATCTGATATACTAGAATATTCACCAACAAAAGATGCTTTTATACAACAAATAGGTGCTCATAACGTGGGTACTCTTGATGATATAAAAGAATTACATTTATATGATTTTGGTATATTTTTAGAGTTACAACCAGACGAGGAAGAAAAAGCAATGCTTGAAAATAATATTCAAATGGCATTACAACAACAAAATATAGAGCTTGAAGACGCTATTGATCTTAGAGAAATTAAAAATATAAAACTTGCTAATCAACTACTTAAGATACGTAGAAAGAAAAAACAAGAATCAGACCAGCAAATTCAAGAAAGAAATATGCAGATGCAAGCTCAAACTAATCAACAGGCTGCTCAAGCTGCCGCGCAAGCAGAAATACAAAAAGAACAAGCTAAAACAGCGGCGCAAGGTGAGTTAGAAACTTTAAAAGCCCGATTAGATGCGGATAAAATGGTTCAAGAAGCTGAGATAAAAAAGCAACTCATGCAAATCGAGTTTGAGTACAACATGGAGCTTCGTCAAGCTGATGAACAATTATCAAAAAAACAAGAAACTGAAAGAGAAGATCGTAAAGATGAAAGAACTAGAATACAAGCGACTCAACAAAGTGAACTTATAGATCAAAGAAATAATGCAAAAGCACCTAAAAACTTTGAATCTGCAGGTAATGATACTATAGGGGGTGGATTTGATCTAGAGGCTTTCGATCCTAGATAACAATTATTAATTATTATTATATTATATTATGGCAAAAAAGAAAAAAGAAGAGGTAGTTGAAGAAACTACACAAACAACTGAACAACCAGTTGAAGAAACTAAAAAACCAAACATTAATGAAGACGGCGATTATGTTGTTGATTTAAGTAAACCAGAAAATGATGAAACTAAAGAAGATAGTGCTGACGACAGCGGAGTGGTTACAGAGCTTAAAGATGCCGACACCACAGAAAAACAAGAAGAAGTACAACCGGAAGGAGAAGCACAAGAAGAATCTCCAGTATTAGAAGAAATAACTGACGAAGAAGTTAAAGATGAGGCAACAGAACTTACAGAAGAGTTATTAGATGCTAAAGTAGAAGAAGCTGAAACTGGTAAAGCTTTGCCTGAAAATTTACAAAAAGTCGTAGATTTTATGGAGGAAACTGGTGGTACTTTAGAAGATTACGTAAGACTTAACCAAGACTTTTCTAAATACGACGATATGACAGTACTTAGAGAGTATTATAAACAAACTAAATCTCATTTGACAGGAGATGAAATAGATTTTCTAATAGAAGATTCTTTTTCATATGATGAAGAAGTAGATGAAGAAAGAGATATTAAAAGAAAAAAATTAGCGCTAAAAGAGCAAGTTGCCAGCGCTAAGTCCCATCTGGACGGGCAAAAGTCCAAATACTATGAAGAAATTAAAGCTGGGTCAAGGTTGACCAAAGAACAACAAAAAGCTATGGATTTCTTTAATAGATACAACAAAGAGTCGGAAGAAACTAAAAAAATAGCAGAAAAACAAACTAATACTTTTTTAAATAAAACTAATCAAGTTTTTAACAATAAGTTCAAAGGTTTTGAATATAATGTCGGAGACAAGAAGTACAGGTTTAATGTGAAGAATGCTAATGAGATCAAAGATACTCAAAGCGACATTAATAATTTTGTCAAGAAGTTCTTGAATGAAAACAATGAAATGTCAGACGCTAAAGGTTATCACAAATCTTTATATACAGCAATGAATCCCGATGCTATTGCTAATCATTTTTATGAGCAAGGTAAGGCAGATGCTTTAAAAGAAAGCGTTGCAAAATCTAAAAACATAAACATGGATCCTAGACAGTCATTTTCAAATGATAACACTAGTGGCCCTAAGTTTAGAGTGCTTAGCGATGATTCTCCTAACTTTAAGTTTAAAATTAAAAACAAATAATAACAAATTTAAAAATAAATAAATATGGCAATTACAAGTGCAAGTCAGACAAGAGCAGGTGCTGTTAAAACGGCTCTTTCTGAAAATTACTTAGACATCCAAAATAATGGATGGGCGCAGCAATATCTTCCAGATTTAATTGAGAAAGAAGCTGAGGTTTTTGGTAAAAGAACAATCTCTGGTTTCTTAGCTCAAGTAGGTGCTGAAGAAGCAATGGCTGCAGACCAAGTTATTTGGTCAGAACAAGGTAGATTACATTTATCTTACAAAGGTACTATAGGTACAAACACTGTTAGTACAATTCAATTAGATACTGATATTGATAATAACGACGTTGGGACTACACATGGTGTTAGAGTTGGAGATACTGTTTTAGTAGCTTCGTCTACTTTAACTGTTCAGTGTTACGTTTCTCAAATCAATTCTGATACTGGTGGTGGACAAAACGCTGGTTCAACTGATTTTATTACTGCTGTTCCTTATTCTCACGAGCATTTAGATGACGCAGGATTTGGGGCTAACGACGCTGTTACTGTGTTAGTTTATGGTTCTGAATACGCTAAAGGTACTGAAGGAAAAGTTGGTTCTAACGAGCCGTCATTTACTACATTTACTAACAAACCAATCATAATGAAAGACATGTACCAAGTTTCTGGTTCTGATGTTTCTCAAATCGGTTGGGTTGAAGTTTCTGGTGAAGACGGGCAAAATGGTTACTACTGGTACTTAAAAGCTGAAGGTGATACTAGATCACGTTTTGCTGATTACTGCGAAATGTCACTTATTGAATCTGAAAAAGCTGCTACAGAATCTTTAGCTTTAGGTGGTGTTGTAGGTACTGATGAGCTACAAGGTACTGAAGGTTTATTCGCTGCTATTGAATCAAGAGGTCACCAAACTTCAGGTGTAACTGGTGTTAACGCTGCTACTGATTTAGCTGAATTTGACGCTATCTTAGCTGAGTTTGATAAAAATGGTGCTATTGAAGAGAATATGATGTTTGTTAACAGAGCAACTGCTCTTGCAATGGATGACATGCTAGCTTCAATGAACTCTTATGGAGCTGGTGGTACTTCTTACGGAGTATTCAACAATTCAGAAGATATGGCATTAAATTTAGGTTTCTCTGGTTTCAGAAGAGGTTCTTATGACTTCTACAAGTCTGACTGGAAATACTTAAACGATTTATCTACTAGAGGTGGTATTAACGCTAGAAATACTGCTGGTGCAGTAAGAGGTGTTATTATTCCTGCTGGTGTATCTTCTGTTTATGATGAGACTTTAGGAAGAAACTTAACTCGTCCATTTTTACACACTAGATATAGAGCTTCTAACACTGAAAGTAGAAAAATGAAAACTTGGGTTACAGGATCTGTTGGAGCTGTTACTTCTGATTTAGACGCAATGACAATGAACTTCTTGACTGAAAGATGTTTAATAGTTCAAGGTGCTAACAATTTCATGTTAATGAACTAAGCACTTATTATTTTAAAAGGGAGGGCGGCATACACGCAAACGTTCTCCGTCTTCCCTTTTATTTTTTATTAATTTTATTATATATTATATTATGGCAAAAAAACAAAAAACAAAAGAGGTAGAGGTACCTGTTGTTGAAACACCAGTTGTTGAAACACCAAAACCTAAAAAAGCTGAACCTAAAAAACCAACTTGGGAGATAAAAGATAGGGTTTATTACTTGAAAAGTAATAAAAAACCAATTTCAAAACTAATAAAAGGTAGTGACATATATTGGTTTGATGAAAAAAAAGGTTATGAAAGAGAATTAAAATACACCTCTAACCAAAGAACTTGTTTTGTCGACGAGATGGTCGGTGATCAAAGGTTAGAACACATTGTATTTAGAAACGGTGCGTTGTTAGTTCCAAAAAACAAAACTGTTTTGCAAAAACTTTTATCTTTATATCACCCTTTAAAAGATATTATTTTCGTGGAACACAAGCCACAAATTATAGCAGAAGAACAAGTTGATAGATTAGAATTAGAAATAGAAGCTTTAGTTGCAGCTAAAACACTAGATATTGACATGGCGGAGGCGGTTATGAGGGTAGAAGTTGGTTCTGAAGTGTCTAACATGAGTTCTAAGGAGCTTAAAAGAGATTTGTTGTTATATGCTAAAAGAAACCCTGAACTGTTTTTAGAGCTGGTTAATGATGATAATGTACAGCTTAGAAACTTTGGTATTAAAGCAACAGAAATGGGGATATTAAAATTATCTTCTGATCAAAGAACGTTTATGTGGGGATCTAATGATAGAAAACTAATGAATGTTCCATTTGATGAACATCCTTATTCAGCTTTAGCCTCTTGGTTTAAGACTGACGAAGGTATGGAAATCTATACAAATATAGAAAAGCAATTAAAATAATCAAACTGTAGAGCGGTCGCCCTACGGGGCGATCGTAAACTACAAAAAAATCAATTATGGCAGTAAACGTAGATAAAATATATCAAAGAGTATTGGCAATAGCTAATAAAGAGCAACGAGGCTACATAACGCCTCAAGAATTTAATTTATTTGCTAATCAAGCCCAAATGCAAATATTTGAACAATATTTTTATGATATAAACCAATTCAATAGAATACCTGGGAATACAACAGCTTATTCTGATATGTTAGAAATATTAGACGAAAAAATATCAGAGCTAACATGTTCTTTTTATTCTTTAACGGATGGTGTTTATCAAAGTTATGCTTTAGGTACAAAGGGAACTGCTCAAGCTCTACCAGCTGATCTGTATAGATTAGGAACAGTTTGGTATTATTGGGACAATGATTACGTTGAGGCCGAATATATACCACAAAACGAGTTTAGATATTATGCAAACTCTTCTTTAGCTAGACCTGCTAATGACCAACCTGTATACACTAGAGATAAAGATGGTATAAAAGTTTGGGGACAAAATACTACTACAGCTGCTATTATACAAAGAAATACAAACGTTTTTATAGATTACGTTAAAACACCTGGTTATGGAACTGATGCTGTTAACTGGGCTTATACAGAGATAAACGGTGCCGCCTTATATAATAGTACAAACTCAAAAGATTTTCAACTACATGTCTCTGAGGAAGTAGAGTTGGTAAATAAAATACTACAATTAGCAGGTGTTGCAATGAAAGACCCTGTCGTTGCTCAAACAGGAGCACAACAAGATGCTAATAAAGTTCAACAAGAAAAACAATAATAAATGGGATTATTTACGCAAGAACAAAAAAGATATTACACTAAAACACAAACTATAAATCAACAGGCTTCTGGTTTAACACAGCTAAGCACTTTTGATTTATTAAACCCATTACCACCTACTACAAACGATCCTACTACAAGTTCTTATAATACGGACATGATAGTAAAGGTAAATGGTACTGTTTTAGACAACACTAATTATTCTTATATAAAAGGAACTGCCGAAATAGTATTTGGTAGAAAAAGATTAGTTAGAAGATCTGGTACTGGTGTTCAACTAACGGCTTCTGGTGGTACATATGCAACTACTGGTGTTCAAGTTGGTGATGTAGCTGGTTCTATTATAACTTTAGCTGCCGCAAACACTACTATGCAAGTTGGAGATATTATTGCTGTAGACAACACTAACAATGCTGGATCTCACGCTACAACTTCATCTTCTAATGGTGCTGGTCAAAAAGTTTCACCTTCTGAAGCTATATCTATATACAAAATAGCAGATGACAACGTAACTATAACACTGAACAAGCCAGTTAGAATTGAAAATAGTATGTACTTATATTTTTTCAACTACGAGTGGATTAGTGATATAACAGACACATCTACTTCTGCTTGGAGTCAAAATCACATACCAACAACGCAAGTATCTACTCAAGTGCCTCCGGGTGCTGTAATTGAAATATACAATTCTCACAACAACGAAACTGGTAATTACCAAAATATATCACTAAAAGAAATTATAAATAACTTTATGGTGGCTTATGTAGGTCAAAATAAAATAATACCTAAAATAAAAAGATCTGACGTTGCTTATCATGCTAGAAGAGCACAGCAAGAGTTAAGCTATGATACTTACAGATCTTCTAAATCTCAAGAAATAGAAATACCAGCGTCTTTAACTATGATGTTGCCTCACGATTATGTAAACTACGTTAAGTTGTCTTGGAGTGATGCCTCTGGTATTGAGCATGTTATATACCCTCAATCTAAAACAAGTAATCCAACAGCTATAACACAAGATACAGATGGGGCTTATACATATAACTCAGACGGAACTTTAGCTACTACAGATTCTGATACTTGGACAAAATATAAATCCCACACGCCATCTGAAAACCAAAAAAATGACTACAACTATGATAATGATACTTACGATTTAAATGTGGGCCAAAGGTATGGTACCCACCCTACACAAGCGCAGGTAAACGGTTCTTTTTTCATAGACAGCGTAAAAGGAAATATACATTTTAGCTCAAATATGTCTGGTAAAACCGTTACTTTAAAATACTTAAGTGATTCAATGGGTACTTTAGATGAGATGGTTGTACATAAATATGCCGAAGAAGCAATGTATAAGTGTATAGCATACGCTTGTATTTCTTCTCTAGCAAATGTACAAGAATACTTAGTTAGAAGAATTAAAAAAGAAAAGTGGGCATCTGTAAGAACTGCCAAATTAAGATTGTCAAACTTAAAAGTAGAAGAGCTTACTCAAGTAATGAGAGGTAAGTCTAAGCACATAAAACACTAATATATGCCGGAAATTAAAAATAATTTTACGTCAGGGAAAATGAACAAAGACCTTGACGAAAGGTTAATACCTAAAAACGAATATAGAGATGCGTTGAATATTGATATTACTACTACAGAGGGTAGTGATGTTGGTTCAGCGCAAAATTCTTATGGTAATGTAAAAGTTTCTTCTTTAAGTATAACGGGTTCTAAATGTATAGGTAGTGTTCTAAATCCAGAAAATCAAAAAATTATATGGTTTATTTCTGGTACTTCTGTAGATGCTATCGCGGAGTACGATCAGGCTACACAACAAGTGGAGCCTATACTTGTTGATAATCATGGTGGTAGTTCTTCATTTTTAAATTTTGACGTTGAGTATTTAATAACAGGTGCAAATGTTATTGACGGAATGTTATTTTGGACTGATGGTAAAAACGAGCCTAAAAAAATAAATATAGACAGATTTAAGAAAGGAGTTGCAGATAGCAATATATGGTCAACAACATCAAAGTTTGTAGACGCTAACTTTATTAAAACTGCTAATAATGTTTTAGAAGAAAATATTACTGTTATAAAACAATACCCGTTAGACGCGCCTACTTTAACAATGTACAGAGATATAGCTGGTACTGGTGATCCAAGCACCTCTTCGTTATACACACCACCAAGCACATCAAAAACTTCTTGGGGAAATCCATTTGGAGCCGGGACAACAAATAGTGTAGAATATTATAATCAAACATGGACAAGAACTCTTGAGGGCGCTGTAAGCTCTACGACTGTCACTTTCAATCAAACAGATGATGGTGGAAATATGGGTGGTAGTGACTACTGGAACAACGTTGAAGCTGGTATGACTCTCGCCGATCAACATGGTGTTGCTATTAAAGATGGATCTAACAACCCTATAGGTATTGCTTCTATAGATAGTAATACACAAATAACTCTAACAGCTGCTCCAGGAAGCACTATAGCAGACGACACTAAGATAGGCTTTAGATGGTCTTTGAATCCTCATAGAAATTTTAGTTTTTGGACATATAAAGATACTTCTAACGTTAGACGTGTTAAACCAGCTGGTACTTGTTCAAATTCCATTTTAAAAGACAAACAAGGTGTCACTGTTTTTGACAAGAAAGGCAACACTATAAGTTTACAACAATTAGTCTTTACGCCAAGACCAAATTTTGTGCAAGATGATGTTGTAGTTTTAACAACACCAAATACCGTTACTAGTGACGATGATAACGACGAGGTTAAAGTAAGACTTAGGTTGCTGGAGGAGATAACTAGTGGTTCTGTAACTTCAAATACGTATAGAAAAGTATTTCATGTAAAGATACTTTCTATTGATGAAGCTATAAAGCAAATGGCACCCGAAGATTTGACTAGTTGGGAAGTAAAAAGAGAAACAAGCACATCTATTTTTGAAGATAAATTTCCAAGATTTGCTTACAGGTGGAAATATAGCGATGGAGAATATTCTGCTATTTCCGCTTTTTCAGAAGTAGCTTTTTTACCAACAGAAGAAGGTTATAGTTTTGATGCTGCATTAGCCGCTAATGTAAATGTGCAAAATACTGTTAGTAAAATAGTATTATCCGAGTTTGTTACTTATCCAAAAGATGTTGTCTCTATGGATGTTCTTATTAAATTTTCAGACAGCCAAAGTATATATAAATATAAAACTATTAAAAGCAATGATTTAGAATCATTATCAACATTGGAAATAACTTCTGATCAAATTCACGCAATGTTACCTAGTAATCAATTGCTAAGACCTTATGATAATGTTCCTAGAACGGCAAAAGCACAAGAAATAACGGCAAATAGACTTTTATACGCAAACTATATGAGCGATTATAATGTAGAAGAAGAACCTAGATTTTTCTTATCAATGGAATCTTTTGCAATGGACACTGTTAACGCTCAAAAATCAGTAAAATCACTACGTACATACCAACTAGGCGCTTCGTTATTAGATAAGTATGGTAGACAAACTCCAGTTTTTTCTCAAGCAGATTCTTGCACCGTGGACGTTTCGCAAGAAGAATCATTTACGGCAAATAGCTTTTTTGTAAAACACAACTTTATGTTTCCTGAGTGGGCTACGCATATTAAATACTATATAAAAGAGCCAAAAGGAGAATATTACAATGTAACAATGGATAGGATTTACGAATCAGATTCTGAGGAGTTTGTGTGGATTTCTTTTCCTTCTAGTGATGTAAATAAAGTTTCAGAAGGAGATGATATAGTATTAAAAAAACGACATGATGGTGGTTCTAAATTTGAGACTCCAAAAACACTAACATACAAGGTAATAGATAAGAAATCGGCTGCCCCACTAGCTATAAGAACTAGAAAAAGATTAATAGGTAGACTAGAGAATCAACTGTTTGGTTCTTCTGCAGACACTAGCACTGGTTATCCAGTAAAAGGCGGTATAACAGTTAGAGTAAGAGGTAATGGTGGTATTGCTGATGATCCTGCTTTAGAAAAAATGGCGGGAGCTAGCTCTACAAATAGATATATAAGAATTGGATCATACGCAATGAATACCGTTTCTAATTATTATGAAGTAGACAGTATAACTCGTGTTGACGCTGGGGATGGGACAGTCTTAGGTACAAGTGATGGAGATTTTACAGACGCTGTTGATTATTACGAAATTATACTAAGAAAACCTTTTGACAGTGATATAAATTTTGTTAAAGGCGCGCCTGGTAGTAGCACTAGAGAAGAATATTTTGAGCTTTATGAAGAAAACAATAAAGAATTTGAAGAAGAATTTCAAGGTAGATTTTTTGTTAAAGTATTAAAAGATGACTATTTAAAAGACTTTGTAACTACCGTGTTTAATCAACAAGGTTTAAATTATGGTATAACATCTGTTCAAAATGTATATTGGATTCAAAATATACACATTGCAGATGGGGGCGCTACTGATGAGTCTGGACAAGCTGGTAACTCTGCTGATGAAAATCAAGAAGGTTATGAGGATGCGACGGAATTAATTACTTCATACACTTTCCCCGCTAGCATTTCGTGTGTAGTTAACGGAAATGTCAATATTGATGACGAGGTTACACTTGATGACATTAAGGAGGTGCAAATAGACTCTATCTTGAGCAAGGGTGGAAATAATCCTGCTGTCGGTGCTTGGCCTCAGTATCCTAAAGTTACAGCGATAAACGGTAATGTTGTTACGTTGGACAGAAACGTAATTCTATATGACGACGATGTTGTTGATTTTACCACGATGGAAAGAATTACGCAAGATCATAGCTTGTGGTCTAAAAACGCAGACACTAGCATTGGCGCTGCTTCTGTTAGTGGTGTAGTACACAAAAAATATAGTTATCAAGGAAGCACCGCTACACAGGTATATGTTCCAACTAAAGACGGCGCTAAATATCTAGGTAAACAAAGATTTGCTATAGATCAAGCGTGGGCGTGGAAGCAAAAATCCTATGGAGATACGGTGTGGAAAGATGATTTTGGACCAAACCACCAAATGGGTCAAGGCTTTAAAGTTGGAGCCAGGTATGTTGACTTTAGGTTGTTTAACTTAGGCCCTGATTATGCCTACCATACTTCTCAAACTGATGGTTATGTATTTCATGATCACAAAGGAGGTCCAGATAGAAAGTTTATAACTGAGAACTTTACTCTTTACAAGGCTTTAAGTAAAAAAGGCACACAGTTTAGATGGACTGATGACCCTACGGAAACAGTATATACAGTAGAGAGATCAGAGCTAGTTGATGTAAATAACTATACCAACGTTGGAAGTGATTCTGATTTTAACTCAAGAGCAAACCAAGGTATAAGATGGCGTTTAGAATTAAATAAAGATATAGCATGGTCACCAACACAAAGATATTATCCTGAAGACGGTGGTACTACAGCTAATCCAGGTAAAATAAAACCTTATTATGGTTCAACAAATTCTGCCGCCACAAGTAATAGCTCAGAGCTTCAAGTGCTAGAGCCTATTAGATCAAAACAAAGTTTTACAAGTTTTAGCCCAGCTGTTTTTGAAGTTCAACCAAAAGAATCAAGCGATCTAAACTTATATTTCGAAACACCAAAATCTGCTCTAATACTTAAAGATGACATGTATATAGACACTAGCGTTGTAAAGCCAGATGGAACTACAGACACTGCTGTTTTTGACGCTGATAGTCAAATAGTAATGCTTAACAGCACTTTAATGGATCCAGGTTTTTATATAAAAGGTAATAGTCCTTTTAGCGAACAAAATAAGTTTGTTGAAGAGGGTTCTTATGTTACTATATACACAAAAGACGCAAATAGTAATAGGCAGTTTGAGCAAAAGTTATTAATTGTAAATAACGTTGCCGCACCAGGCACAGTCACTAGGAACGTGGGTGATGGATCAAGCCACACGGGCACAACTAGAAATAATTTTTATTACAAAATACCTTTAAATTGGTTTAATTGTTACTCTTATGGTAATGGTGTTGAATCTAATAGAATAAAAGACGATTTTAACGCGGCAACAATAGATAATGGGCCAAGAGTTTCAACAACTTTTATGGGTCAATACGAAGAAACTTTAAAACCTAATGGGATAATATTTTCAGGAATTTATAATGGAACAAGTTCGGTGAATAATCTTAACCAATTCATAATGGCAGAGGGAATAACAAAAGATTTAAACCCTACTTATGGATCTATACAAAAGTTATTTACAAGAAATACAAACGTTGTGACTTTTTGTGAACACAAAACATTAAAAGTTTTAGCAAATAAAGATGCTTTATTTAATGCGGACGGCAATGTTAATATAACATCAACAAGTAATGTTTTGGGCGAAACTATTCCGTTTTCAGGAGAGTTTGGTATATCTAAAAATCCAGAATCATTTGCTAGTTATGGTTATAGGGTTTATTTTTCAGATAAAAATAGAAATTCAGTGCTAAGGCTTTCTGCAGATGGTTTAACAAACATATCTAACAAAGGTATGTCTGTATTTTTTAAAGAAAACCTATCCAATGCGGGTGATATTATTGGAAGTTATGATGAAGATAAAGATACGTACAATATTACGCTTAATGGTAAAACAATAAGTTTTTCAGAACGTGTGGGTGGTTGGACAAGCTTAAAATCGTTTTTACCTGAAAATGGATTTTCTGTAAGTGGAGATTATTACACTATATATGGTGGTGAGTTGTATCAACACAACGCTAATTTGCTGAGAAACTATTTTTACGGAACTCAATACCAATCTTCTATAAAGTTTATTTTTAATGACGAATCAGCTTTGATAAAAAACTTTAACACTTTAAATTACGAAGGTACCACGTCTAGAGTTTATAGTAACGATAACGACGATATTACTTTAGTAACAACCGGTTGGTATGCAAGCTCTATTGAAACAGATCAGCAATCTGGTCAAGTTATTGAGTTTAAAGAAAAAGAAAACAAATGGTTTAGCAATATAATAGGTTTAACAACAACAGACGCTAATATAGACACTAATGAGTTTACTATGCAAGGACTAGGTACTATACCTACTAGCGGTGTTTCTGTTGGCGACGGGACACATTTAACTAGATACACGCATACTGTTTATGCTTATGCACCAGAATCACCTGATCCAACTGTAACTTTAGTTGGTGGTTTGTTTGGTTATCCTGGTACCACCGCTGGTGTTCCAAACACTTACCCAACAAGCGAAAGTGGTAATCCAGGTGCTATAGGACAAACACATGTAAACTCGGGTCTTACAGTTAATTCAGCGGTTAAAATAACTGGTACAGCGGTTGCTGGGCTTCGTTATTTAAGAAATATATGTGAAGATTTAATACCAGGAGAAACGTATACTATAACAGCAGACGTTACAATATCTTCTAACAACAACGATAAAACAATAGGTTTTGGAGGTGCTGGTTTACCGGTTACAGAAGCTAGAATATCTGCCACTGGAGTAATATCACACACGTGGACAGCTACAGGTTCTGATGTTTGGTTTTTCAAAGGTAAAAATGTAGCCTGCGTAGTTGACAATATATCCATAGTAGTAACGCCTCAAGATCAACCAAGATACCCTAAGTTTAGAATAAATACATCATCTAACGATGCTACAGTAACTACTTTTAAAACGTCTGTGACAAATGCTGCTGATACAACAATAGACAACGATGCTTACAACGGTGGTAATGATAAAGTTGTTTTTTATGTTCACCCTTTAGTAGTAAATGGTGCTAAATGGGCTGTTCAAGCTAGTGGCGTTACAGTGTCTGAATCTTCGGATCCACTTAACCTTTTAAGAAACTTTAACAGCAACAAAACAGATGGTTATATAAACAATGGTTCTTGGACAGCTAGCGACAGTTATCAAGGTAAACACGCAAATGTTGTTAAAGTTGAAATTGACATAGTGGGTACAATGCCAGCGTGGAACATAGACTCTATTTTAAAATTTGTAGTAACACCAACTTTAACTCAATCATAATATGTCGGGAACAATAAAAACAACAACACTAAATTGCACAGAAAATGCTGGTTCTACTTTTTCTTTATCTGGCGTTCCATTGTCAACAGCTACTTTATTTACAAAAACTTTTACCGTATCTAATGGTTATATTTTTACAAAAGCACCATCTATAAACCTAAGCAATGTGGCTGATAAAAATAGTTATACGGTTACTGTAAATGATACTGGTTCTATTGCTGGTGGTAATTTAACTATAAGATCTTTTGTTGTAAAATACAAGTACCCTTTAAAAACAGTAACGGGAGATGTTATATCGTTTATAGCTAGAGCTGAACTAGACATAGCCAATTCTGTGGGTAAAATATATGATTACGTGTTAAATGAAAGATGGGTTCCAGCTGTGGGTTTAACAAGATTATTATCTGTTTTTGGAGATGAAAGCGATGCTAATAATGCCGCGGCTTCTTTTACTCTTGATTTCAAACAAGGTAACAGTTCTATAAGAGTTTCACCTTCAGGTGTTGCTGGTTCTGGCACGGTAACCATACCAACAGGTGGAAGGTATGACGAAAACCTTGTTTTTCCTCAAGTGACCTCTAACACCACTTATAGCGTTGTGTTAACACAAATAGCTAATAACTCTTTCTTAACTTTACCAACACCTAAAACAATAACAATACAGCAATATATAGACCCAACTATAACAGTAAGTATATCACAGTCTAGCACAAACTTTCTATTAACTGGTGACAACGTTACACACACGGATAGTCCGTTTTCTACTAGAGGTTTAAGAAAAGATTTAAACTTTTATATAACAAGTAGAAGCGCAGCTGCTGGTATACCCCTTAAGTATGTTGGAACTTTTACTTATAATGATTTTAGTGGATCGCCGTTGAATAATGGTAGAACTTATTTAGCTAATGGAACACAGATAACTTATGATGATTTATCTGTAGAAATATATCCACAAACAACATCAACAACGTCTGGTAGCACAGCAACAACAGCTGTTACTTTGGCAGCTTCTAACAGTGGTATTGTAAAAGGAATGAGAGTTACTGGGTCTGGGATAACAGCTAGTGGCGCAAGCTCTTGTGTTGTAACAGCTGTTAGTGGAACATCTGTAACTTTGAGCGTGGCTCCTGGTGGTACGATTGCAAATGGAACAACTTTAACTTTTCACTCAGCTGCCCATGTATTTGGTACTGTTGATTTTTATAAACTAGGCACGTCAAACCAAACAAGTACGGTTGTTGCTGATAATATTATAGGTATTAACCAACCACCAGTACCTACGTTTACTGGAACAACTACTATATCAGCAGAAGAAGCTGGTAATTTTACAACTATGACGTTAGCAGCTACAGATGCTGAAAGCGATACGTTGACATTTAAAGTTACTGTTATGCCAGCTCATGGTACGTTTAAATATACAGACGCTCAAGGCAGCTTACAAACGGTAACGTGCACTGGTCAGACTTTAACTAGCAATAATACAATACATGCCACAACAAGAACTGTTCAATACAAGCCAGCTGATGGTAATAGCACTAACACAGGGTTCACATATACAGTTGCAGATCCTTACAACGCCACTGTAACAACAGCTATAACAATAAACATTACTGCAGGATAAAAATAAATAACAATGCCAAGAATAGATATAAAATTACCTTTACCAATAAATCCTTCGTTAACAGCAAAGTCTTCATCTGTAGCAACAGACACAGAAGACACTCCAGATTCTGGGGCTTGGGACATTGTATATTTTTGCAAAGTAAATTATTCTACAGGTAAACAGATAGGGGACGTAGTGAGACTAGGTGAGTGTATAGCAATAACCAACCCCACCTCTGACACAGAATTAACAACATACACATTGGGAGTGCAGACAACCGGCACGGAGTTACTACCTGTTGCTGGGGACTATGTATTCTTTGGTAAAGATACAAGAATTAATACTTCTGGATTAAAAGGGTATTATACTGAGATTGAAATGAAAAATGATTCAAATTCTCAAGCAGAAATATTTGCAGTTGGCGCTGAAGTTAGTCCTAGTAGTAAATAAAACAAAATAAGTGTAATTATAAATTAAAGAAAAAAATTAATAATGGATCCAGTAACTACAAAATTTTTAGTAAGCACAGGCGTACAGGTTTTAGGCCATATGTTTGGTAAGAAAAAAAGAGATAGGGAGCTTAAAGCTGCTAATGCTGAAAAAGCGAAAATGGAAAAGCAATATAGAAATTTAGACTTTAGCAATCCTTATGAAAACTTATCAAATCCTTATAAGGATATGCAAAATCCTATGGAAGATTTAACAGTTAATCTTAAGCAAGCTCAGTTCATGAAAGAACAACAAGCGCAAAGAGATGTTAATGTTTTAGATTCATTACAAGGGGTTGCTGGTAGCAGTGGTGTAGCTGGTTTAGCACAGACAGTTTACAACCAAGGTGTTAAAGCTGATCAAGCGGCAGCAGCTAGTATAGGCCTTCAAGAGTCTGCAAATCAAAAAGCAGCAACAATGGCCCAGACAAATATTAACCAAGCAATGGCACAGCAAGAAGCGGCTAATCAAGCAAATAGGGCTAAGGGCGCTTTTAAAAGCATGGAACTGGAAAAAGATAGAACAGAAACTTTGTACGGAATGTCTTTACAAAGAGCCGCAGCGGCTGAAAAAGCTAAGAATGACGCTACTAAAAATTTAATAGGTGGTGTTGGCAAGGCTTTCACTGGTTACGCTGGGACAGCAACCGGTGCTGGTAATTTAGACAGACTTTTTAGTGGTAAAGGAAAGTACTCTTGGCAAGGTGATGACAAAATAATTCAATAAAAAATATGGCAAATAAAAATTTATTAGAAGCAAATCAGGCGTATGTGAATCAGCAAAACTTTAATGTTGCTGGGG